TTGGTGTGAAAGCATAGCCTGTAGCTGAATTGGGATAGTATTTCCATGTTGCCGCTACTGAATCATAAGCGACAACAACAAAGTCGTGAGATTGTGAGCCAGCCGTAAGCTGACCGAAGCGACTCCAATCCGTACCTACATACATAATTTGAAATGTACCTGTGGCTGTACTCTCTAAGTGAGTCAGAATGTCATTGTTAAGAGAAACCAAATTGAAAACAAATCCGTCTGGGTGAATGACTTGGCTTCCAGTCGATGTGTTTACATGGATTTCGCCGTCATTCGCCGCGCCTGTGTAATCTTTGTTGATTTCTAAAGTGGCTGTAGTAACGCCGCCTGACCAAACGCCATTAGTCATTGGAGCATTGGCTGGATACCATTTATCGTACTCAGCTAGCCAAAGAGGCATTGAGCTGAGTTTAGCCAAGTCTGTTCCGTTGATGTTCATCATTGTTGGGTCAGTCAGAAAATAACGGTCCGAGTAAAGCCCTAATGTTCGACCAGTTGAAGCGAAAAACCTATCACGAAAATGTAGAATCCAGTTAACTAACATCGTTCCAGTTAAGCCGTAATACATTGGTTTTTGAGGCGTGGTAGTATCCCATGCTTCAACATCAAGAATAGGAATCATACTTCCATACTTACCAGTTCCGTAGGCTTGTTGAAGAATCGCAATAAATTGGTCGCATTGTGCATCAATTTCGGATGTGCTAACGGCTGGGTCGGTTGTAGGTGTCGCAAAATAATAGCCGCCCGATGGAATACCGTTGGCTTGAAGTAATTGCGCTCTTGTTACAAATGTAGTATCTGCGGCTGTATGAGATGAGCCGTAAGCTCTTAAATATGCGGCTTTGCCTTGTAGTTTCGAAATTAAAAGGTTTTGGTCAACGATGGTTTGAAGTGAAGAAAAGTCGATAAACAGAAAATTAGCGCTACTTCTTGTCTGCATCGTAGCGCCCTCTTTACAGCTTTACTCGTAATTCGACTGTGCTTCGATGATATTCCATTGACTCGTCAAAGCTTTCGACTGGTTCGCCGTAGCTGAGGCTTAAAATGTTCGGTCCATCGATACCGATTTTTCGACCGTAAAAGCTAGTAGCTTTATCTAAAACAGCCTTGGTATAAACTTTCATTTCATCATAGTTCTTGCCAACTACATTGATTTCGGCTGTAAGCTCAAAAATATTAGTTCCGCCATCAAGAGTCATGATTTCTTCGCCTTCGCTTGATGTATAAACAACGAAAGGTGGTTCAGTTCCTTCTTTGGTTGTCTGAGGAAAAACGCGGTTCGTTAAGCCTGAGATTGTTTCTAGCTCATAAACTAAAGCTTCTTCGAAATTCATGAGTTCACCCTCTTAGTATTTTATCGATTTCTTCGTTTAAAGTAGTTAAGATTTTTTGAGCTGAACTTGATTGAGTTGACTCAATAGCCTTTTCGATGAAGTATTTACCGCGCTTATAGCCATGTTTGGTTTTAAATCCATACTCCTGTGATACAGGATAATAGCCAGTGTCTTTCTTACCGCCGTAAATACCTTTGTTCTTAATAGGCTTTGAAAAAATATCGTTGTATTTTCGGTCAAAAACCATTCGATAAACGGTCTTGGTTCGCTTGTTCGGAGTTTCCATAATGTACTTAATACCCTTTGACAATGCGCCAGTCTTTCTGGGAGCTGTCGCTTTAGCTTTTGCTAACGGCTCAGTCCTACCAGCTTTAGCCGCTTTGGTCAAGGCTTTCTTTGGAAACTTACCTAACGCGCGAAATTGGGCTTCTAGTTCTTCTAATCCTATTAGCTCGAAATCAGCGCCGCGGTATCCGCCCATAATATCAGCTCCTAGGTCAGATTTTTTCGTTCCTTACAAAGTAGCTGTAATTCTCGATTTCTTTCTTGGTAGTTAATCGGAGGTGCGACTATATCAAAAATACGTCCATTAAATAAGATTCTATTGGTTTCACTAGAAATCCCATCAATGTAACGCATCATAATTCTGTGAGTAATTTCACCTTGTTGTGAACCCATAGCCAAAAACTCGCGCCCACTAATAGGGAAGATACCTACCCTTGCTTGAAAGGTATCTTCCCAATCGTTAGGCTCGCCATAGCTGTTATTACCCTCAGCTCGTTTTTGGAAAGTGACAACATCACGATATTTACCCGCATTTATACGAAATACTGGCATCTTATCACCTACAATAAATTTACTGAGTGCAAGTCAAGCAAAGCGGAGATTACAGGATTTATCTTGGTTGTAGCATCGATATTATATGCCCTGTTATCGTACATCTCGGCTGAGAGGATTAATACTGCCATACTTAAATCCTCGGAGCTGTCGAGCCTTTCAGCCGAAAGCCCTGTATAGCTTGATACAAAGGCTTTCGATGCTGTCAGGATTGCCGTAATTAACCCATCGTCCTCGGCGTGAGAGACAACTAAGTAATTTTTTAAATCTTCGATAGTAATGTTACTTACTTTCATTTGCGTTCACATTCGCTTTTTTAGCTGTCGCCTTTTCGTTGAAAACTGCGGCTGGCTGTTGTTGATTAGCGGTTTGCTGAGCAATTTTTTGGTCCGCTTGACTAGCTTGGTTAGAATTAGAAGCTTGTTGCATACGTTGTTGCGCCGCTTGGTTAATGTCCTGAGTGTGTTGGTTAGCTTCCATGTTTTGAACATGTTGAGCCGTAGAAACAGCCTCATTCGCTTTAGCTTGCGCTTGACCGTAAGCTTCTTGATTCTTAGCGAACTCTTGTGCTGTTGATTGTGCTTCGGCTGAAAGGTCAGCTTTGCATACATAGCCAGCTTGTTCAAGAGTTTGGAAAGTATCTTGGTCAGCGATTTGGAAAATCTCATCTTTTGCTCTAGCACCTGTTAAGTCGTGATAGAAAGATTGTTTAGCTTTAACTTGGATAAAGTTATTTGTCATTGTCTTTCCCCTCCTTTCTGACTTACTTAATTTGTACTATTACGCTAATTTTAGAACAGCGATTTTTTGGTCCTCGATAATACGGCTATCGGCTTCTAGATAGCCAACAACTCCGACCGCGTGCATGTTAGCGTAAAGCTCTTGAAGAATGTTAATTTCAACGTTTTGAGCCAATTTAACGTACAAGCCTGACATATCACCGTAAGTAAGAACTTTTTGACCAGTAGTGTAAGTCGATGGAGCGTTTTGGCTGATATAAACTGGCTTGCCAAGTAAAGTCCAGCCGAAAGGTGAAGAAATATCATGGTTCAATAAAGGATAACCCTGAGTATCTTTCATTTTGCGTAAAGTGCCAAGTAGTGCTTTATTCATAATCCAAACACAGTTCGGCTGATAAACTTCTGGGATAGCTAGCTGAGTTGTGATAAGGTCGTCCAATGTTACGGCTGTAGTTCCAGCGGCAGTAACGCTAGTCACGTTCGCATCTGTAAATACGCCTGTCATAGCAGTTGTGCCAGCGCCTACAAGTAATTCGCGTTCTAAGAAAGCCGCCATACTTTGAGACATTGTATTTACAATGAAGCTGGTCAGGTCGAAGTCTGTACGGTTCATTAAGCTTTTGGAAATAGTGACCAAAGAACCCGCGATAAAATTTTGTAGCTTACGGCTAGTGAATGCGCCGTTTTGTGCTGTAAGAGCTGTCATATCAGCAATATAATTTGTAGTGATTGAGGTAATGTCAAAAGCTGGGAAAACAAGGTCCCCACCTACATTAAAAACGGTTGCTAGCTGATAAATAGGTGATAGTTCACGCACGCGCGTAATAATTCTGTCAGCTATTTGAGTGGGAATGATTGCGCCGTTAGAAGCAACATCTAACGCACGTTCTTCACCACGAATAAAGCGTAAGAACTTTTCCTCAGCCAACGCGCGTTGTTCTTCTTGCTCTGGCGTTTTAGTGGTTTGCATTTCTTGTTGTTTCATTTGCTCAGCTTGTTGCTCAGCTTGAATGGTTTTGTCAATGTTGTTGACAGTATCCTTAATTTCGTTAAACCGAGCTTGCTCTTGGTCGTCAAGCGCGCGAGTCTCAGTCTTAGCTTTGCTTAGAATCCCTTCTAGCTCATCCATAAGGTTATTACGTTGCTCTAGAAGTGTCGGCATAGCTCTTGTTTCGAATTTAATGTCTTTATGAAGCGTAGCAACGCTTTTTTTAGGAAAATTCATTATCTTAAAGCCCCCTTAATTGCAAATATGTTAATTCATGTTCGTACATGGAGTAATCAATTGTTTCAGTGTTAGCGCGGTTTTCAGTTTTATCTCCTGTTTTTTGAGCTGAATTATCCTCGATTACAGCCGTAAATTCCTCTAGTCGGTTCTCGGTTAAAACATCTTCTTCGCCGCGAGCCTCGATACTAGTGGCTATGTAAGCGGGAACTTTATCTAAGACAGAAACTTCCGCCAAATACATTTCTTCAACTGTCCTTTTAGCCATACCATCTTCGCGTGTCTGCCAGTTATCGCGTAGGGCTTGGAATCCGAAGGACCAGCCGCGAAGTTCATTTTTACGGGCTTTATCGATAATTTCCGTATCCGTAATTGTCGCGGTGGCTCTTAGCCCGATATTGTCCTCTCTAAGCTGTAACTCGCCTGTAGCTGTCGAGCCAAGTTTGCGGTTTTTATCATGATTGAACAATAGCTCGACATTTGGATTAGTCATTAAAGCTCGTTCAAATGTCCGCGGCATGATTTGTTCTACAAACGGACCTTTAGGGCTAGGCAAAACGCGGCTTTCGCGGTTTGTAGCATTAACGTAACCGTCTAGAATTACAGAGTCGCTTCTAATTTCAATCCGCATGGATTTCTCACCCCCCTTCAAAGGGTTGGACATCTTAAGTCCTAATGTAAACTTGTAAACATGTATACATAAGAAAAGCCAAGGTATCTGAGCCTTGGCTTATCGAGAAGAATAGGGTCGATTTTGAAGTCAATTCGAGATTTGAGAAATGGGTTACACTTACTTTTCCGCTATTTTTTCTTTTTATGCTTCGCATCATGATTTTTTTGTACAGCGTTGGCGGCTATCGCACATTTTGACATATCCCCACCGTTATCTCGACAATTTGCATAGGCTTGTTGAGCGTGTGGAGCTGTAACGCCATTAGGAGATAAATAGTAATTTCCTTTGGTTGAAGCTACTACCTGAGAAGAAGGAATACCTTTTGCTTTAGCCGCGGCTAGAGCTTGTTCTTTCGTCATGCCAGCCATATTAACACTTCCATTTCCGATAGGTATAAGCTAAGTCAGGAAGTCCATGCCCCTCGCTTGTTGTTTGATAGCCAATCGTCTTAGCGCTTTTAGCCAAAAGAGCGTAAATTTCACTTTCAGTGAGTTCGCGTTTAAAAAACTTTTCGCCCCAATTAATGATTAAAGCCAGCGCCCCCGAAATGTGCGGGGTAGCCATTGATGTTCCGCTAAGGCGCGCATAAGAGCTTGTAGGATATGTTGAAAGAACGTTAACCCCCGCGGCGATAACATCCACTTGAAGATTATTGTTCGAAAAATACGCCAGTTTCTTGCCCTCGTCACACGCCGCGACCGTAACACACTCATTATACAAAGCGGGATAACCAAGCTCATAAGTAGCTTCGTTATCGTCACCTTCGTTCCCACTTGCGACAACAACGAGAATCCCTTTTGATACAGCTTCGAGAACTGCTGTGTGTAGGTTTGGGTCATCTTCTGGACCTCCTAGGCTCATATTAATTACGCGTACACGTTCACCATTAGGACCTTGCCAGCTAGCCGCCCACATCAAACCGTTAATAATGGCTTGATATGAGCCAGAACC